CGACCATCCTGCGCAATATCGAACGAGATATCATGCGGGCGCACCAGCGGGAGGTTAGCCGCCAGGGACAGCATGCCGATATCGATCCGGACGAGGTTTCAATCGGTGTTTTTGTGCGGGAGCCCACTACCAGCCCGGAACGTCTGGAGGCTGAGGTCGCGAGCATTATCGGCGTGGACGCAAGGCTCGTTCTTAGGGTGGCCGTCGACGGGTTTTCCCAGACCGAGGTTGCGATCGAATTGGGGCTGTCTGAAGCGGCCACCCGCAAACGCTACCAGCGCGCAACCAGGCGGTTGCGGGACGCGATGCAGAAAAATGCATGACCGATGTCCCGATCCACCACCCGGAGTGGCTTTTCAATATTAGACGCCACCGCTGAACCCCAAGCCAAAGGAAAGCCATCAATAATGACCAACCCCGCTAATACCCCGTCAGAAGACCTGAAACGGATCCCGGGCCTGTTCCGTCGCTGGGAACTACCCGGGATCTTCGAGGTAAACCGTGATTACCACGTTGAGGATGCGGGCATGCATGTCGACGGCACGCCATTGGTCGCCCTTTATACGCGTGAAAACGGGGAAGAAGCTGGCGGCAGTATTGAGGACGGCGACTATGCGCCGTCAGACCCGAAAGCCATTATTCCCGAAAACCTTTTGCCTCGGGGCGTGGTTGCAGCATTACCGCTCTCACTGGATTTCCAGACGATTGGCTTGGAGCGGCCGGCATCCTTGCCGCTATTCTCACCTAGCGGTGCGACAGTCGGGGATTTACGCAAAGCCATTGTGGAAATCCAGCAGACGCTCAAAGCCGACGGTCGAAAGATTCAGGCATTGTCGCAGCTTTATCAGGAGCTGCTGGCGCACGGGGCCTCAGCTGACGCCGGTGTTTTTGAAATGCTCGGGATCATCGCTATCCCGGAAAACGAGACACCTCCCTGTTTTGGTTCCGAGCGCCGCCCCGCACAAAGCACCCCCACTTCACATCCCCATAAAAAAGCTGCGGGGACGGTTCGCAATCAGTCCGCGGAGTGGCCAATGAAGGAAAGTAATTCATGAAACACACCCCGACACCCGCCATTCAAGCAGACCCATCCGTCACCGAAATCGAGTTTTGCGCCTGGGTGGCGCAGGCCTTGCCGGGTGATCGGCTGGAATACCATCGCGGCTTTCTGGTGCTTGATACGTTCCCTGTGTTTTCCAGCCTTGAGGCCGAGGCCCGCGAGGCGTTGCGCAAACTGGCGGACCGCACTTTTCACGTGGCCGAACAGGGCCTTGTGCATCTGGTGCAGGGGCGCGTGGGGCCGGATTGCTTTGCCTATATCGCCGTTGCCCGCCCCAAACCCAAATCCGCGCCGGTCTCGCTGTCCGCCCTTCTACTCGAAGAGGAAGCCGCCTGATGCCCACTTTCCAATCCCTTTTCACCCATGATGGAGATCCCTACATGCCCTTTCCCGAAAACGCCCCACGCGTTGATGATTTGACATCGATGCCGCCACAGGACATCGCCGCCCTGCCGGTTGAAATGCTGGCCATCCTCCAGCGCGAAATCGACGAGACTTTGAAGCGGGTCAAAGCCGCCAAGGCCCGCCTCGATGGCGCGCTGACCATCCGGTACGCTACCCGCGCTGAAGAATTCCGCCACGCCAGCGGCAAAGACACAGGCACCGTTCGTTTTGATGACGGGGATTTCACCGTTGTGGCAGACCTTCCCAAGCGGGTCGGCTGGGATCAGAACAGGTTGGCCGAAATGGTCGAGCGCATCCGCGCGGCAGGCGACAATCCAGCCGAGTATGTCGACACTTCCTTCAAGGTTCCCGAGCGTAAATACAGCGCATGGCCCGAAGGCATCCGCAAGGGATTCGAGTCCGCCCGCACCGTGCGCCCTGGCAGCCTCAAAATCGAGCTTGTCAGTCAGGAGGCGGATCAATGAGCCTCCCCATCATCGGCGCCGACGAGCGTTTGGCGGAAGCCCGCGGCATCAAAGGCTGTATCTTCGGGAAATCCGGAATCGGCAAAACCAGCCTGCTCTGGACGCTGGACCCCGCCGCCACCCTGTTCATGGATCTCGAGGCGGGCGATCTTGCCGTCAAAGGCTGGCAGGGCGACACGATCCGGCCGCGCACCTGGGCCGAGTGTCGGGATTTCGCGGTGTTCATCGGCGGGCCCAATCCGGCTTTGCGCGATGATCAGCCTTACGGTCCGGCGCATTATGCGGCCGTCTGCGAGCAGTTTGGAGATCCCGCCGCGCTGGAGCGTTACCAGACCATCTTCATCGACTCGATCACCGTGGCCGGTCGGCTGTGTTTCGGCTGGTGCAAGGGCCAGCCCGAGGCGATGTCGGAAAAAACCGGCAAGCCGGATGTGCGCGGGGCCTACGGGCTACACGGCCGCGAGATGATCGGCTGGCTGACGCATTTGCAACATACGCGGGCCAAGAACGTCTGGTTCGTCGGCATCCTCGACGAGAAACTCGACGACTTCAATCGCAAGGTATTTTCGGCCCAGATCGACGGGTCCAAGACTGGTCTCGAGCTGCCGGGCATCGTGGACGAGGTCATCACCATGGCCGAACTCTCGGGCGATGACAGCGTGCCATATCGCGCCTTTGTTTGCCAGACGATCAACCCCTGGGGCCTTCCCGCAAAGGATCGCTCGGGCCGCCTCGCGCAGGTCGAAGAGCCGCATCTGGGCCGCCTGATGGAAAAGATCAGAACCCCCGGCACGCCTGCTGCCGATCGGTTGACCTACTCCAAATCCCCTGAACCGGCCGCTTTGGCCGATCAAAAAGCATCCCCTAACTGAACCAAAAGGAGGGTCCCACCATGGGTTCCTGGAATGATTTCAACGACGCAAAAAGCAACATCAACCTGATCCCGAAAGGCACGCTGGCCAAGGTGCGCCTGACCATCCGCCCCGGTGGCTTCGATGACCCGAGCCAAGGCTGGACTGGCGGCTACGCCACGCGCGGCTCCACCGGTGCCGTCTATCTGAACGGTGAATTCACCGTGCTGGAAGGCCAATACGCACGGCGCAAGATATTCACCCTGATCGGGCTTTACAGCCCCAAGGGGCCGGATTGGGGCAATATGGGCCGCTCTCTGGTGCGCGGTTTGCTCAATTCGGCACGGGGAATTTCCGACAAGGATATGTCGCCCGAGGCACAAGCAGCGCGCCGGATCGGGGGCTTTGCCGATCTCGACGGGATCGAATTCGTCGCCCGCATCGATGTTGGCACCGATGCCAATGGCGACGACAAGAACGAAATCCGCTCGGCGGTGACGCCCGACCACAAGGATTACGCGGCAATCATGGGCTCGCAGCACTCGCAGGGCACAGTGCCACCGGCGCAGCCCCCGCTTTCGCAGGGACAGCAGTCCCCACAGGGTTCGCAACCCCAGCAATCCTCTCAGGCACCGTCGGCCACCGGCCGTCCGTCCTGGGCCCAATAGGAGGGTCTGGCCATGTTGCTCCGCCCCCGCCAGAAACTTTTTGTCGAGCGCAGCCTTCGCGCGCTCGATGAGCACGGCAACACGCTTGGCGTCGCGCCGACAGGTGCCGGCAAGACGATTATGCTGTCCGCAGTGGCCGGAAACATGGTCGGTAACAGCGATGCCAAAGCCTGTGTGTTGGCGCATCGTGATGAGTTGACCGAGCAGAACCGTGGCAAATTCGCCCGCGTCAATCCTGGCCTGCCCACCTCGGTGGTCGATGCCAAAGAAAAATCATGGCAGGGGCAAGTGACCTTTGCCATGGTGCCGACGCTGACACGCGCCGCCAATCTCGACAATCTACCCGTGCTTGACCTGCTGGTGATCGACGAGGCGCATCATGCGGCGGCTGACAGCTACCGGCGCATCATTGATCGTGCCCTGGATCGCAATCCCGACTGCCGGATCTTCGGACTCACGGCCACGCCAAACCGGGGTGACAAAAAGGGGCTGCGGCCGGTCTTTTCCAATGTCTCGGACCAGATCAAGATTGGCGAGTTGATCGCCGCGGGCCATCTGGTCCCGCCGCGCACCTTCGTTGTCGACGTCGGCGTGCAGAGCGACCTGGGTCGCGTGCGCAAGACAGTTGCGGATTTCGACATGGGCGAGGTCGATGCGATCATGAACCGCGCCCCTGTCACCAATGCCGTTATCGAACATTGGCGCGAAAAGGCTGGCGATCGGCAAACCGTGGTGTTCTGCTCTACCGTCGACCACGCCCGCAATGTAACTGATGCGTTCAACGCAGCCGGGGTGCCGACCGGTCTGATTTACGGTGACATGGGTGGGGCCAACCGCAAGATGGTTCTGGCGGATTATGACGTGGGTAAACTGCGAGTGCTGGTCAATGTCGCGGTCCTCACCGAGGGTTGGGACCATCCGCCCACCTCCTGCGTCGTGCTGCTGCGGCCAAGCTCCTACAAATCCACCATGATGCAGATGGTCGGGCGCGGGTTGCGCATTGTCGATCCCGAGGAGCACCCGGGTGTTCTGAAAACCGATTGCATCGTGCTGGATTTCGGCACCTCGACCCTGCTGCACGGCTCGCTGGAGCAGGATGTCGATCTTGATGGGCGCGAGGGCAGCGGCGAGGCCCCGACCAAGGAATGCCCCGATTGCGAGGCGACCGTTCCGCTTGCTGTAATGGAATGCCCGCTTTGCGGCCATCTCTGGGAACGCGACGAGGCCCACGGGCCCACGGAGCTGTCTGAATTTGTCATGTCCGAGATCGATCTGTTGAAGCGCTCGAGTTTCCGCTGGTGTGACCTGTTTGGGGATGACGCTGCCCTGATTGCCAACGGGTTTGTCGCCTGGGGTGGGGTGTTTTTTCTCAATGGCCGCTGGCACGGGATTGGTGGGCGGCAGAAAGAACGGCCCCGATTGCTGGCCGTGGGCGAGCGCACGGTTTGCCTTGCCGCTGCCGATGACTGGCTGAACACCTATGAGAGTGACGAGAGCGCCCACAAGACCCGGCGCTGGCTGAACCAGCAGCCAACGCAAAAGCAGCTGCAATATCTGCCAGCGGAATACCTGCAGGATTTCGGGCTGACCCGGTATCAGGCCTCGGCACTGCTGTCTTTCCGCTTCAACCGCAACGCCATCCGCGCGTTGGTGTTCGGTGCCGATAATTCGGCCAATGAAATCGGGAGGGCGGCATGAGACATGACCAACTTCCCAACAATAACAGCCCGGCAACGTTTATGGCATCCGCGTGGCTCGCTCTGTGCGGTCTGCCGGCAACCCACCCGTGGTTTTGGCTGGCGCGATCCCCATCAGCGGAAACACTCCCGCTCTTATTTCTGGTTCTGCTCGATAGCCTGTCAGGGTTTCTGGGCGGCGCGAGCACGGGAGTCTGTGGCCATGGTTGATCTCACCGAAGAGGAACGCGCCGCCGTCACTGCCACTATGCAACGCATCGCCCTGCTGATGGATGAAATCGGCTGGCAGTCAAAGCTGGCTGATCTCACGGAACTCCAAGTCCGCGCCCTGATCGAAGAGGCTGTCGAGGGCTTCCGCGAGGCGATGGCCGACATTGCAAAATCTCAATCGCAGGAGATTCCGTTTTGATATTGGATTTCAACCACAGGCCGTCCATGGCTGAGCACATCAACGATCTGGTCGATGCGGCGCTGATTGCCGAGCGGGATGCAGAAATCCCCCGAACTTACCTTGGGGCCTCCCGTCTCGGCGTGGCCTGTGAGCGAGCCTTGCAATTCGAGTTTGCACAGGCACCGAAAGACGAGGGCAAAGATTTCAGCGGCCAA